AAAAGGTTACTAAAGGTAATTAATGGCTGCATTTAAGATTACAAGTTTTGCTGGTATTGCTCCTAAATTATCTGCTAGGTTACTAGCAAATGATGTTGGGCAAGAGGCTAAAGATGTAAACCTTGATGCTGGCGTACTTACGCCTGTAAAAGATAACTCTAATGTACAACAGATAACAGATGGTAGAACTTCGGCTTATAAATATGATTTTAGTGGTAGCACTTATTACTTACAGTTTACCAATGATGTAAACGTAGTCCCCGGTCCAGTGCCAGACGATGCTTTTGATAGACTGTATTGGACAGGTAACACCTTTCCGCAGATGGCGAGTTCTACTGAAATCATAACTGCTGGCGGTTCAGGTGACTATCCAAGAAACTTTTTTAGACTAGGCATACCTGCACCCGTAAACGCACCGACTACAAGTATAACTTCGGGCACTGATGATGGCACACAAACTCAGTTTAGCACCTCGTATGTGTATACATTTGTATCTGCTTTTGGAGAAGAAGGACCGCCATCTCCTGCTTCTACTGTACTAACTAAAGTAGACGCACAAACTGTAACTATCTCAGGTATGGACACTTCTACTTCTAAAAGTAATACTAATCTATCTAAAAAACGTATTTACAGATCCAATACAGGTTCTAACACTACTAACTTTCAATTTGTAAAAGAAGTAACTCTAGCTACGGCTTCAACTACAGATAATACAACTAACGCAAATTTAGCGGAGATTATCCCATCTACCTTTCACATTGCTCCGCCAGATGAAGATACTAGTACCTACCCTAACGGTAAAATGATTGGACTAACCGCTATGCCTAATGGCGTGCTTGCTGGGTTTACAGGAAAACGTTTGTGTTTTTCTGAACCCTTCTTACCGCATGCCTGGCCGGTAGCGTTCCGTATAACACTTGAAGAAGAAATAGTTGCTATTGCTATGACCGGCAGTGGTTTATTTGTAGGTACAAAAGGTACACCATACTTTGTAGCAGGTACAGATCCTCAATCTATGAGTATTGTAAGGCTTGAAGCCGCACAAGCCTGTTTGAACAAACGTTCTATGGTGGATATGGGGGACTACGTTATTTATGCTTCTCCTGACGGACTTGTACTCGTAGAAGGTACATCAGTTGGTGTAATAACAGAGCCGATTATTGATCCAGAAACATGGCGTGCTAGTTATTATCCAGATACTATTCAAGGTTTTTTACATGAAGGTAAATACATAGGTTATTACAACAGCGGCGGTAACAGGGGTGGCTTTATTTTTGATCCTAGGGGTGGTAAAAATGCTTTTACTAACCTTACAGCCACTGCTACTACTATTCCTACAGGTGGTTACACCGATCCGGATAACAACGAGTTGTATGTAATCGTAGATAACGGTAGTACAACCAATATAGAAAGATATCAAAACGGTTCAAATAATCAAACTTTAACTTTTAAAACAAAAGAGATAGTCATGCCAAAACTAACTAGCATGGCTTTTGTAAAAGTTGAGGCAGAATCGTTTGCAAGTCCAGGTATTACAGTAAAAGTTTTTGGTGATGGCACAGAGATATACGATGCTACGATTACAACGTCAGGATCTGTATTCAGTGTAACGGGATCTGCACCCACTTCGTTTAGTGCTACTTCTATTTCTGAACCCATTCTTAGATTACCTGCTAGTAAACACAAAACATTTGCAGTAGAAGTTAGTGGAGCCCAAGTCGTAAATGAGATAGCCATTGCAGAGAGTATGGAAGAACTAAGGAGTATTTAATGAGCACAACAGGAACTAAAGTACCTGCAATCTTAGATATTCCAGCAGATATTGACCCTAAAATAAAAAGAGTACTAGAGTCTATTAAAGAAGCCTCAGAAGTAAGGTTAGGTAGACGAGGTGATCCTAGAGATAGAGCAGTAACTCTACGAGAGTTAGTAGATAGCGGTTTAGCAGTTGAACTAAAAGATAATCCTTTTGACCCTAATGCAGGAACAGGAGAAACTGACTTTGCTTTACCTGCTTTTTTACAACCGGATCCAAGCGCCCCTGTGCCACCAACGCCTACAGGGCTGTCCGCAGGGTCTGCTTTTACTACAATTACACTTAGCTGGGATGATCCGCAAATAAGCAACTTAGCTTTTACTGAGGTTTGGCGTAACGGTAGTGATAACTTAGGTTCTGCCACTCGAGTAGATACGGTCAGTGCTAATGTTTGGTCCGACACTGTCGATACTGCACAAACTTTTTATTATTGGATACGTCACGTAAATACAAACAGTGTGACGGGTACGTTCTCTTCTTCGGTAAACGCTACTACCGCTCAAGTGAACGCAGCAAGAATTGAAAACGCAATTATTGATAATACTAAGCTAGTTAATAAAACTTTGACGAACACTAAGATTGCTGACGGTACGATAACATCTGATATTTTAGCGGCTAACTCAGTTATTGCAGGTAAGATTGCGACTAATGCTATTGTAGCTAATGACGGTGTTATTGGTAACGCTGCTATTAACAGCGCACAAATTGTTGATCTAGCAGTGACGGGTGCAAAAATTGCAAATTTAGCAGTAGATGCCGCAAAAATGGCTAACGCTACTATTACTTCAGCTAAGATAGGATCGTTAGAAGTAAAATCCTCAAACATAGACAACTTAGCAATAACCACGGCTAAGATAGCAAATGCGGCAATAACAAATGCAAAAATAAACGATTTAAATGCTTCTAAAATTACAGCAGGGAGTATTAATGCCGATAGAATAGCTGCTAATAGTTTAGATATTGCAGGTAAAGGTGTAGTAGGCTCTGCGGGAAATATCACAGGAAGTGCTGGGGTTGAAGTTACTAATTTATCAAATGATAACACTAACTCACGCAACTCACCTTCAACTTGGTTTGCTTCTAATCCACCTCACCACTATAACGGCAGTTATATGACTTTAATTACAAGTGTAACGTGGACTACACCTACTTTTACTGGAACTAGAAACTATGTTGTAACTGGACAAGGCATACCGATTGGGTCTTTTGACGGTGATGAAGAAACAACAGCAGTTTTGCTTGTAAGACAAACTAGTTCTGCAACAGGATATTTAAGCAGTAACGCAGCTAATTTCATTGTTTCCACAGGTATTTTTACTAATGGTAGGGCTGCTAATAACCCATTTGTTTTTTCAGATAAATTTTCTGCCAGCGGTAATAGTCAATATTATGCTTATCTTTTAATGACGGTTGCAGATTATGGGAGTGGTAACAAGGGTGTTACTGATGCAGCAATTTTAGTTTATGGATTAGGTGTCTAATGGTTTCAGCAACATTTAAAAATGGCGAAGTAAAAATTCTTAAAGAAACGATGCAATATTTAAGAGATAAAAGAAACGACAAGCTTATTGCTAGTGATTGGACACAAATGTCTGACTCGCCTTTATCAGAATCAAAAAAACAAGAATGGGCAACTTACAGACAACAACTTAGAGATTTACCTGTTAGCTATACCGATGATAATGAATGGTCAGATATAGTGTGGCCTACCAAACCAGAATGAACGAAGTAATTACTCTAATAAACGATGTTGGTTTTCCAATAGCTATGACCCTCGGTCTAGGGTTCTTTGTTTGGAAGTTACTCAATCGTATTATTACGGGTATGGAAACTAAAATAGATACAGTTGATGATAAATTAGCTGAAGCTTTGGCTACTACAGAGAAAAGGCTAGACGCTAAATTAGACGCACAACATGCTATATTAGTGTCGTTGATAGACAGAGTTAGATCTGTTGACAATGAAATAATTAGACAGGATGTGTTTCTCAAAACTATGTTAGGTGCACCTAATTTAATAGAAAAAGAGAAATTATCGAAGTCACAACTAAAAGATAAAAGGAAAGACTAATGACTAAATTAGAAATTTTAGAAACACAACGTAGTGTTTTAACAGGACAACGAGCTAAGTTAACTCTTGATATGGAGATATATTTAGATAATCCTACAAGTATTCCTGAGCATACAGACTTTAGTGAATACTTAGATAAGATACTTACTCAGTTGGTAGAAGTTAATGATAAAATAAAACTATTAAATTTTTTAATTAAGGAGGCTCAAAATGGCAATGTCGACTAGAAGAATGAAAGACAAAGGTAAAGGCAAAATTGGTGATATGGAAGTACAAGAGAAAA